TACACGCGCAAGTCTCAAGCGAACGCAGGAGCAGTCCAAGTCGTCACGGCCCTCGAGCCGATCTTCCAGGACCCGGCCATCGTCGAGTCCATGAAGGAACTGAACTTCCATCCGGTCCAGGCAATCATGGATTGGGCGCGCCTTCACAAGGGTGCGGTCAGTCAAGAGCCACGGGTGAGGGCAGCCATCCTCTACGAGATCGCCGAGCGCATGGGCTTCGACCCAGCCAAAGTGTTCACGCCATTTCGCCCGGGGTCCACGACCGCGCCAGCCCTTCCGGCTGGTGTCGAGAAAGACCCCGTCGTCCAGTATTTCGCCGACCAAGCGAGCCGGACCGCAGCCGAAATGCAGGCTCTCCGTAACGATCTTCAGCGGTTCCAGAACGCCGATCGAGAACGGGGCGAGCAGCAGATCCTTGCTCACACCACCCGTACGATCGACAGCTATGCCGACGAGAAGGGAGCTGACGGCAAGCCCGTCCGGCCCTACTTCGACAAGGTGCTGCCGGTCATCATCGATCTGTTCAAAGCAAACCCGCAGCGGGACCTGCATCAGGCTTACGAACAAGCCTGCTGGGCAGACCCCGAGGTACGCAAGGAACTGATCGCCATCGAGCGGAACCAGGTCGCCCAACAGCGTTCCAATGACCGCGCCAAGATGGCCGCGCGAGGCAACACGCGCGGGGTCACCAGCCCCGTCTCGAAGCCCTCGCCCGAGAAGAAGAGTAACGGCAGGCTGCGTGACGTGATTGACGCTTCAGCAGACGAGGTCGGCTTCTAACTCTGAGGAGTAGAAGTTGTGGCCGAGCCCACGGTAAACCAATTAGTTGCAACAACTTTAGCGAACTATCATAAACAGTTCGCGGATAACGTGTCCAACAGCAACGCTGTCCTAGCGTTGCTGAACCAGGGCGATCGCAAGCGCACCGTCGATGGCGGCCGCTCGATCAATTGCCCTTTGACCTACGCGGAGGAAACCTTCGCGTGGTACATGGGCACGGAAATCCTGTCCCGCGCCGTCAAAGAAACCATTAGCGAGGCCGACTACGAGCCGGCCAATGCGGTGGCTTCGGTTACCCTATCCGGCCCGGATATGGCAAAGAACAAAGGTCGTGAGCGCATTCTCAATCTCCTGGAAGGGAAGATGGATAATGCCGAAGCGACAATGAAAAACAACATTACCAAAGCCGTGTACGGTGACGGTACTGTTGCAAAGAGCTTTGCCGGCCTAAAGGCAATGATCACCAATGACGGTACTGGTATCGTCGGCGGCATTGACGCCTCGACCTGGACTTTCTGGAAAAACCAGTTCCAGACCGCCACCCGGCAGACCGGTGTTCTGCAGTTCGCTGACCTCAAGGCCGCAATGAACGCGCTCTGGCTTAAGCTGGTGCGCGGGACGGAACACGCCGACCTGGTCGTGGTCGACGGCGAAATCTACGCCACGTATGAGGGCGGCTTACAGGAAAACCAAAGGTATGCCGACGCGCGCTTGGGAGCTTTGGGGTTTGAAACCTTGAAGTACAAGTCCGCGGCTTTGGTTTACGATGGTGCCGCGACCGGTCTCGTCGGTGGCTATTTCATCAACACCAAGTATTTCAAATTCGAGGTTTACGAAGGCCGCGACTTTGAAGCCCTCGACCTGCCGGATTCGTCAGTCGATATGGACGCGATCACCAAACATATCGCCTTCATGGGCGCGCTTACCCTTTCCAACAGATCGATGCAGGGTCGCCTGATCATCGCTTGATTGTTGGGAAAGTCCGGGCGGCGGAGTGCGTCCCGTCGCCCGGTCCTTCGACGCACAAGGAGAAACTTTCCATGTCTGATGCCCCCACTTTGGCCCGCTTTTATTCAAGCTGGAAGCTCGCCGGCACCGGCTCCGATGGGATGCCGCAATACTATGAGACGATCATGATCCGGCTCGACCGGCCGCCGTATCTGTCGGTGCAGCGCGAGGCCGAGCCGCAGGACTATGAAGACCACCACATGGCCTTCGAGATGTTCCAGAAGGAGCAGAAAGGCCGCAAGACGTCGCTCGCCGAAGGCTACCCTCTGGCGCTGTGGCCGGCGTGCACCGAATCGCTGTTCAAGATGCTCGCCGACCGCGAGATCTACACCGTCGAGCAGCTCGCCAAGGCGCCACGCAAGGACATGCCTGCCGAAATCAAGGAGCTCAGCGAGCGTGCCGCCTCTCTGGTCAAGTTACAGACCGGTGCCGGCAAGTATGAGGAGCTGCTGCGTGAGCGTGACGGTAAAATCAAGGCGTTGGAAGAGAGCCTTGAGGAGGCGGCTAAGACCATCATGGGGCAGAAGAGCCTCATTGAGACGCTCAAGATGAAGAATATCGCCTGATGGCCGAGCTGATTTCCGTCGTCCAGGCCGTGTCGGATGCGTCGATGGAACTCGGCATCCGCCAGATCCCTGTCAGTCAGGCCTTAGGCAGTCGTGACGAGGATGTCGCCCAGATGGCGGCGCTGCTCAACGCGGTTGCTGACGAGATCCTGCTGGACGAGGTCTATCAGGATATCCTCGGCGACGGTCACTGGCTGATCGACAAGGATGGCGTGCCGCAGGCGCGGCCGACCGCTGACGACAACCGTATCCTGTTCGACGGTCGGCTGGCCGTCAGTGGCCTCAAATACCGCTTCCTCAAGGCCAAGGGATTGGACTTTGGCGAGGAGATGCGGGACTTCATCACCCGCCTCAACAAGCTCGCTGTGCGCGCCAATCAGCGGGTTCTCGACCTCGATCTCGATGAAGGGATCGTCGTCTGATGCGGATGCTCCCCGCCCGCTTTATCCAGCCCGAGAAGCCGGTCGTCTCGAAGAAGGTGCGGGCCAAGACGCTACACGTTTCGCCACCGATCAAGGGCCTGGCTGATGACGCTCAATCCGCCGAGACCGACGTCAAGTTCGCCGGCATCCTGACCAACTTCTACGTCGACGACGACCGCATCACCTGCCGGGCGGGCTTCAAGAAGATCGCGACGATTGCCGGGGGTTTCCCCGGCGAGCATTTGATCCCCTATTACGGCGAGCCAAAGGCCCTGGCGGTGGCCTCCAACGATGGCCTCTACGACGCCGAGACGGCGGCCCTGCTGCGCGGCGGCTTCCTCTCCAACGATTGGCACTGGACGTCGTTCTCGAACTTGGGGGACAAGGAATATACCGTCATGGTCAACGGCCTCGACGGGGTCATCTCCTGGGACGGCACGGCGAACGCCAACACCGCCCCGGTCACCATCACCAAGATCGGCAAGGCGACCAGCCCGGCTAAGGAGCCGGTGATCACTGTCGCGGCCGCCGATATCGGCAAGTTCACCGACAACATGAACGTCATCGTCAGCGGCGCCGACGCTGGCCATGCGTCCGCCAACGGTCCGCATCGCATCCAGAACGTCGGCAAGGTCGTCAACACGTTTGAGCTTGTCGGTGTCGACAGCAGCGTGTGGGGCGCCGATCAGACTACCGGCACGATGCGCGTCGTCATCCAGAAGAGTTTCATCCAGGAGGGCGTCACGGCGCCGGCCGGCAATACCTGGCTGAACCCCAAGCACCTGGCGATCGTCATCGCCCACCAGAACCGGCTGTTCTTCGCCGACACCTCGAACCTCGCGGTTTATTTCTTGCCGTTACAGCAGAAAGACGGGCCGCTCGACGTGCTTCCGATGAACGCGATCTTCAAGAAGGGCGGCACCATCAAGGCGATGGCGACCTGGACCCTGGACGGCGGCATGGGGCTCGACGATCAGCTTGTCGTGTTTACCACCGGGGGCGAGGTGGCAATCTGGTCCGGCATCGATCCCGAATCGGACTTCACCCTGGTCGGCGTCTACCGGTTCGATCCTCCAGCGAGCAAATGGTCGGTGCTCAACTATGGTGGAGAGCTCTACGTCCTCCTGCCAACCGGTCTGACCCCGATGTCGGCCGCGTTGAAGTCCGGGCGGGAGGGCGTAGAGACCTCCGACAAGAACATCGTCACGCGGTTCTTCAAGCAGAGCGTTGTCAATCTCAGCCGGTCGGGCTGGGAGGTGTTCCTCAACCCGAATTCGGGACGCGCCTTCTGCAACATGCCGCAGGGCGGCGGCCGCTATAACCAGATGATCCGCAACATGGCGAAGCCCGCCTGGTCGGAGTTTCGCGGCATCCCGGCACGCTGCTGGGGCTGGATCGAGCCTTACGTCTATTTCGCCGACGACACCGGCAACATCTACCAGATGCATCCGCAGTTCCAGTCGGACGACGGCAAGCCGATCTACGTCGACGTGCAGACCGCCTGGAGCCAATACAAGACGCCGCTGCTGAAGCACTTCAAGATGATCCTGCCGTACATCTTGACCGATGGCTTCCCGACGCCGGCGATCGACGTCAAGGTCGATTTCGACCAATCGGCGCCAATCAACGTGCCGGACATCACCGGCGCCAACCCCAACGATGCGACCTGGGATGTGGCGACCTGGGACGAGGATTACTGGGTTTCCGGCGCCTCGACCTGGAACAATTGGACTGGTGTCGCGGCGCTGGGACGCCTTGGCGCAGTTCGGATGCAGGCCGCGGTGCTCAACTGCTCGTTCTCCGTCACTGGCTGGGACCTGCTCTACGAACTGGGGGGCGTATGAAGACCTCTTTCGCGCCCCTGCCGGGTGACGCCAGGGTGTTCCTGTCACGGGCTACCGGCATCGACTTCTCCAACGCCAAGTTCATCGACGAGGACGCCTGGTTTTGCTGCACCGTCTACAGACCCGATGGTCGCATCGCCGTGGTCATCGTGTTCGAGTTCAAGTCGCCGTTCGACGCCCATCTGACCCTCGTGGTGGCCGACCCCAAGGGTCTTTCCCGGCACCTCATCACCACGCTCTACAGAACTGTTTTCCGGCGCGCCAAGCGGGTGACAGCACTGATCGATCCGTTTAACGCCGACGCGCTCAGGGGCGTGACGCGGATGGGCTTCCAGTTCGAGGGGTTGATGCGGCGCGGCCTCGACGGCGTGCGCGACGCCAACGTCTACGGCCTGCTGCCGGAGGAATGCCCGTACCTCAAGGGTAAACCGTTCCGGGCGCAGTCCTTCCGCATTCCGGCGTCAGCCTCTCGCGACGCAGCGGTCCACTAGGAGATCGAGATGGGCTCTGCACCAAAATCACCCGATCCCTCCAAGCTGGCCGCGGCGCAGCGTGACGAGAACACCTGGACGAGCCAGTACAATACGATCGGCTCGAACGCCAACCAGTACGGCCCCTACGGCTCCGTCACCAACACCCCCGGCGCCAAGATCCCGATCTACGACCAGCACGGCAACGTCACCGGCTACGGCACCCAGTGGAACCAGACCACCTCGATGTCGCCCGAGCAGAAGGCGATCTACGACCAGCAGACCAAGGCCCAACTCGGCATGGGCACGCTCGCCAACCAGCAGCTTGGTATGGCGACCAGCGTGCTGGGCAAGCCGTTCAACACCGCCGGCCTGCCTGACTGGCAGACCTATGGCGCCGGGCCGGATTTGCGTTACGAAAAGGGTCGCACCGATCGCGCGGCGATCGAGGACGCCATCCTGCAATCCTACACGCGCGGCACGGCGCCGATCCAGCGGGCCGAGGACGCGCAGCTCGCGGCGCGCGGCCAGGGTGCCGGCTCACCGATGGCCTACAAGACGCAGCTCGCTCGCGAAGACGCCGCCGGCGAGGCCACCCGGCAGGCTTATCTCGCTTCCGGCCAAGAGAGCCGCACCGCCGACGAGGCCGCCAACAAGGCACTCCAGCAGGGCTGGCTCAACGAGAACACGCGCGCTGATCAGGGCAACTGGCTGCGCACCGCCGAGTTCGGCGAGCGCCAGCAGGAGCGCAACCAGATCGTCAACGAGATCGCCGCGATGATGGGCGGTAGCCAGGCGACGGTGATGCAGGGCCAGGGCTTCCAGGGCAGCCAGGTCAACCCGTTCGATATCGCCGGCTCGATGATGCAGAAGTACGGCATCGACGCCCAGAATTACCAGAACAAGATGACCGGGCTGTTCAATCTGGGCGGCTCGCTGACCAAGCTGGTCAATCCAATCAGCCTGTTCGGAGGAGGGTGAGATGGGCAGCCGTCCCGGATATGCCGCCATGGGCGGCCAAGGCCAGCAAGCTCCGCGTATGCAAGACTTCATGAGCATGTTCAACAAAAATGGCGGCACCAACCCCGTCACCGCGCCGAGCTTCTTCAGCCGCTGGTTCGGCGGCAGCCCGCAGGCCGCGCCGTCCACCTACACGCCGCCGACGCCGACCGTCTCGGCCTACACGCCGGCGACGGCGCCGAAGGCCGCGATCCCTGCGACCCGCACTGACATGGGCGGCTTCAACATGGCGAGCGACCCTTACGGTCCGAAGCTGCCGGCGCCCTACGTCGCGCCCGCAGCGCCCCGTGCCAATCTGGCGACGATCATGGCGATGAACGCGGCCCGCAACTACGCCATGAACGGCTCCATAGGCGGCGGCGGGCACTTGAGGTGATCTGATGGCCCGGCTCACCCAGAACGAAGTCATCAATGGCCTGGTCGCCCGGGGCGTGCCGATGCATGTCGCGACTGGCGTGGCGATGAATTTCCGCGACGAGAGCGCCTACAACACCGGCATCCAGGAACTGAACCCGCACAATGGTCGCGGCGGCTACGGCCTGGCGCAGTGGACCGGTCCGCGCCGGGATGCCCTCGAGCGGTATGCGGCCAGCCAGGGCAAGAGCCCCGACGACCCCGACATGCAGCTCGACTACTTCATGCAGGAGAATGCTGGTCCCGAGGCCAAGGCGTGGCAGAGCGTAGTGAACTCGCCGGACGCGCAGACGGCGGCCGTCAATTTTGTCAACAATTGGGAGAGACCCGCTGCCCAACATGCCGCCGCCCGGTCGGCACGCTACCGGGGCGTCGGCGGTGCCGGGGTCGCGGTCGACGACCCGACAACCGACCGTACGAGGCCGTGGAGCGGCCCGGCCGAGGTGACCGCCTCCCAGGCGCCCTTGACCCCTCCGCCCGCGCCAGCGAGCCCCGCTGAGGCGAAGGGCGACGCCTTGAGCGACGCGGTCTCCGGCCTCGGTGACTTCGGCGGCGGCGCCCGACCCGCCGTGACCAAGCTGCCGACGATCGCCCCGCCGAGCGCGACGGCGGTGCAGTCGCAGCCCGGCATGATGGTTGACCCGAACCAGATCGCGGCGCAGCGCCAGCAGCTCGCCCTGGTGATGCAGCGGCTGAACAGTGGAAAGCTCTGGGGGTAGACGATGCCGATCTTCCAGGCCGCTACCAGCGGCTACCGCGACCCGCTCAAGGCGATGACCATCAAGGCGCTCGAAGAGCGCCAGAAGGCGACCGCCCTGGCGACCGCGAAATCCGCCGAGCCGGAGACCATCGCCAACCCGATGATGGGCATGGCCCACATCGCCAACATCCTTGGCTCACAGATGGATGAAGGTCGCGCCGCCAGCGCGCTCAGCGGCAATCGTCAGGCGCTCGCCCAGGTGATGGCCGGCATCAACCAGGACACCGGCCCGACCTCGGAGCAGCTCGCCCAGGTCGCGCAGTACGACCCCGACCTCGGCAACAAGATGTACGAGGAGGCGATGCGGACCCGCCGCGAGGCCGCTGCGGCGCAAGCGCAGCGCGACTTCCAGCACCAGGAGAACATTGACACCCGCACCGGCCAGGCGGCGCTGCAGGATGACCAGCAGCAGGCACAGGCCGACGCCGCCAGGATCTCGGCCGAGAACGCCGTCAAGACCGCGACCACATTGAATGAACGCCAGGCGGCTGAGAAGCGGCTCGAGGAAATCAACACCGAGCAAGCCAAGATCGCCGACGACAAGCGCGCCAGCGACGAGGCTCAGCGCAAAGAAGCCCTGCCGCAGACCAACTCGGGCAAGATCGAGCAGGACTTCAAGAACGGCGCCTATGGCGACCCGGCGACACCGGAGGCGCAGAAGCTGCGCGACGCGGCGCTGGCCAAGGAGAACACCGTCACCGGCGGCTTCGGCGGCCCGGCCGGCATCAAGGCGGTCCAGGATCTGCGCTCGAAGGGCAACGTCATCGACACCGGCCTCGACAACATGGACGAAGCCGAGCGCCTGGTGCCGAACGTCCTGCAGGGCGAGCTCGCCGTCAAAGCCATGGACGTCATGGCCTCCGGCGGCAGCCTCGGTCTGGACTTCATGAAGTGGGCCAGCGAGAAGGCCGGTCATCCGATCAGCCAGCAGCAGATCGAGGCGACCCAGCGGTACTTCCAGATCATGGATCTGAACGCCCTGACGCAGATGTCGACGACGTTGGCCGGCTCCGATTCCGACCGCGACGTGCAGACCTTCAAGAACATCCTGGCGAGCCGCAACTCGACGCCCGATCAGAAGCTGACCGCCATCCGGCAGCTCAGAAAGAGCCTGGAGGGCGACCGCGTCAACACCAACGCCAGCCTCATCGCGACGGGGCAGGGCGGGCTCAACGAACGTAAGCCGCGCGGCGATACTTCGACGGCGGACGCTGGCACAGGCACTGGCACCAGCAGTGCGGCCCCGGCGACGGCCGCGGAGCCCCCGGTCTACGACCCGAAGCTGGACCAGGAGGGCGACACCGGCACCGACGATGCCGGCAACAAGTGGGTCGTCCGCGGCGGCAAATGGGTGAAGGCTTGAGATGGCTTTTAAGCGCGACAAACAGCAGACGCCCGCGACCACGTCCGCCGCCGCGAGCGATGGCGGCTTCAAGCGCGATCGATCGACCGGCTTTTTCCAGCAGAAGGGCGGGCTTGCCGACTATTTGCCGCCGTGGGCGACCAACGCCATGCAGGGTCTCGACGACGTCACCCAGTCGGCCGGCGCCGAGGTCACTCGCGGCTATGGCGCCGACAAGCAGCTCACCGAAGAGGCGCGGGCGCGCACCACCCACACGCCGACCGACATCATCGCCTCGATCGCCGCCTCGCCGTATAAGGTCACCGGCATGGGCGCCGGCGCGCTTGCTGGCGGCCTCGAGGGTGCGGCCCGCTCCTACGGCAACCAGGAGGGCTGGGCGCCGGACTGGAGGCACATCGGCACCGACGCTGCGGTTGGCGCCGGCCTCGGCGCCGGCGGCGCTGCCCTGCCGGGGATCTGGAACACGACTAAGACCGGCTTGCAGAAACTCGGGTCGGTCCCCAAGCTGGCGACCGGAGCCGCCGATCTGTTTCTCGGGGGACCCTACGTGACCACCGGGACTGGTGCCGCGGGAGCTGCGGGGAAAGTGATGCCGTACCTACCGTCGAGCGCCGGGCTGCGGGACATGCTGGCCAAGATCGCCATCTCTGGCGGAACGTGAGGAGGGCCCCTGATGGCCGATCGCAGGAAGAAGAATACGCATCCGAACGCCAGCGGCGGGGTCAAGCCCGAGAACCTTGCGTCGAGCGCCGTCCGCGGCCGCAGCTACAAGTCCCCTTCCGGCTCCGGCCGCGCCGAATCGGCGGGCTACACCACCTCGTCGCCCGGCTGGCGGCGCGACGGTGCAGCGCCTCCGCGCGCCGCTTCTGGCGGCGGTGGTGGCGGTGGCAAAGGCGGCGGTGGGCGCAAGTCTTCGGGCGGCAAAAAGCGCGGCGACAGTGGTGATCGCGGTCCACGCACCACTGGCGCCATCAATGGGGAGCGCGCGGCGACGCCGGAGGTGATCAGCAACGCGACGACCACGCCGTCGGCGCTGTTCGAGCCGCTGTCGAACGCCGGCGTCAACACCCCGTCGGCGTTGTTCCAACCGCCGCCGACGCAGTCGCCGACCAGCGTTCCGGGCCTGCCGGGCTTCGGCGCGCAGAGCCCGTCGTCGCTGGGCACCTTCCTGCCGACGCCGGGGCCGACCTCGGTGCCGAACACGCCGCCGACGATGAGCCCGTCGATGGCGCCGTCGCCGCCGACGATGAGCCCGTCGATGGGCGATGCGGCTCCAAACCTCGGCCCGACCTCGGTGGCGAACTCGCCGCCGACGATGAGTCCGACCTCGGTGCCAGGCACGCCGGACGCGGTGCTTCAGGCGCTGCTGGCCCGCCATGCGCGGCAGGGTCCTGTTCCGCCGGTGATCACCCCCGGCCAGGACAGCGGTAGCTCGCCTCTCGGGCCTGGCAGGAGCCCGCTGCACAACGGCAAGCCGGTGGTCCCCTGGTTCGGCGTGTAAGAGGAGGCGTCCCATGCCGTTTGACAGCAATGGAACCTTCAACCGGGTCCGTTCGTGGATCTCGGACGCTGCCGCCGGCATCAAGATCCGCAGCGACTACCACGACGGCAATGACGATGACTTCGCCGCTGGCCTGTCCTCGGTGATCACCAAGGACGGCCGGACGCAGCCGACCGCCCACCTGCCAATGAACGGCAAGAAGCTGATAAACCTCGGCGACCCGGCCGACGCGAGCGATGCGGCGACCAAGAACTACGTCGACAATTTCAAGAATTTTTCGACCGGCATCTCCATCGCCGGTGCCAACTTTCCTAACGGCTTCATCACCTTCGGCGCCACCACCGGCCTCTCTGGCATCTCGTGGGCCAGTGCCGACATGTCGTGGGTGGCGAAGGTCGCCGAGGCGTCGAAGTGGCGCCAGCGCCTGGCGGTCAACAACAAGGCCGATGCCTCTGGCTCCGATGTGTTCACCATCGACAAGAACGGCATCGTCACCTGGACCGGCTTTCTCACCAACAACCTCAATTACGACGGCACCGACTGGCGCACCCCGACCGCCGGCAAGGGCGCCTACATGCAGCTCACCGGCGACGGCACGTTCAACATGTTGTCGAACGACGTGGCGACGACCGACCCCAACGCCAAGGCGACGTTGCTGCCGTATTTTACGGTCAGCCAGAGCCAGGTCCTGCAGAAGTCCAACGACAGCTCCTCGGTGTTTATCGCCGACAAGAAGATCGGCGCCGGCTTCATCTCAGGGGTCTACGGGTATGCCGGGGGTAAACCTCGTTGGCGGATGGATCTCGGCGACGGCACGCTCGAGACCGGCACCGGCTACGTTGGCTCCAACTTCCACATCTACGCCTGGGACAATAACGGCCTCAACCCGAAGTCGACGATG